ATGACCCAGTCGAGTACACCGGCCTCCAGTACCTCTGAGTTTATCCGGAGGATGATCGGCGTGCCGTGGTCAAACCGGGCCTGCACTTTTGACAAGGTCGATTGCTGGGGCCTGTGCGTGTTGTATTACCGCCACGTCCTGGGCACCGAACTGCACCAGACGCCGGACTACGAGGCCGGGGCTGACTTCTTCACCTGCTACCAGAGTGATGTGACGTTCTAGCGCCCGGTCGATAAACCGGTTGAAGGCGGGGTTTTCGTTGGCTACCAGGGATCGCAGCCTGCGCATGTCGGCCTGGTGTCGAACCGTCAGGCGCTGCGCGCGCGCGCGGGTGGCAGCGTGCGCATGGACTCGTTGCTGGTTATCCAGCGGGCATTCACCAGAGTGGAGTATTTCGAATATGGCTCTGATTGAGCTGCAGCGCTTCCCCGGAACGCCAAAAGAACGATACAGGGTGCCAAACGGCACCCTTTTTTATGTCTGGCTGACAGAGAACGACAGCAACCTGCACCGTGAGCTGCTGATCGTACGCAACGGTGTTACGCTGGGTGATGACGACGAACTGGATTTTGCGCTGAGCGAGCTGGACGTTATCCAGATATTCGACCAGCCAAAGGGTATTATCGGCGACATCCTGAGCCCGATCTTCAAAGTTGTTGGCCAGGTGTTCTCCTTCCTCGCGCCGAAGCCGGCCATCGCTAACACCGGCGGTAACACCGTCGATTCACCGAATAACAGCCTGACCGGGCAGACCAATACCGCGCGCGTTTACAAGGCAAAACCGGATATCTACGGCCAGGTGCGTTCGTTCCCGGACCTGATTCAGGAATCCGTGTTCGAGTACATCAGGCAGGATGATTTTGACGGCGGCCTGAAATACGTCACCGAGTTGATGTGTATCGGCATCGGCCACTACAGCTACGAGTCGGTGCGCTATTCAGAATCGAGCCTGGGATCGCTGGCGGGCGCGGAATACCAGTTTTATCAGCCAGGCGAGGTTATCACGCAAATTGTCGAGGGTTACGGCTTCGATGATGTGGATGGTCAGGAGGTTCCGGGCCAGAACGATGCTGACGACTTCCCGGTCGAAACGGCGACGGCCAACACAGTTGTGAGCGGCACGTATTCCGGTGGCCAGATAGCCATGCAGATCCTGAAGCAGGCCGAGTTCGACTACTTCATGGGGCTGGTGCTGCCGCACGCGGTGACGTTCACCATCAACGTGACATACGCTACTGCATCCGGCAGTGTCACAAAGGACGTGCTGTTCTCCGGGACGCTGATCTCGGCGGTGGAGACCAACGACGGTGCACCAGTTGACCCGGTCACATGGTACACGTTCACCATGGGTGATTTACAGGGGCCTTCCGACGTGCCGGCTACGGCCACAATTAACACAACCACTTTCATCCTGAACGACAATGAGGCGCTTACCGTCGGCCCGTTCTTCTCCCCGGTGGAATCCACCGAGCTGTGGCTGCATACCCAGTCCAGCCTGGGCGAAATAAACAAACCAACTGGAAGGTGGTTATCTGGAAAATCGACGACGATTACAACCAGATCCCCGGCATCACTGAGACGTTCACCTATTACCAGGGCACGCCGCACGACCATACCAGCGAGGTATTCTACCGCACGGACAAACTTAAACCAGCTGCCGGCTTTGGGAAGTATGCGATCAGCTTCCAGCGTACCGACAACGCCAGTGACGCATCGGTGCTGAAGGTCGAAGAGATCCATGCCATCAACATCCGCACGAACGTGGTTCATCCGACCGACACCATGTTGCGCGTGAAGGTGAGGGCGACCGAGAATGCGCTGGGCAGTAGGGAGCGCAAATACAACGCGCTGGTAACCCGCCACACGCTCACCTATGACCTGTCGACGCAGACAGTAGATTACACACTGCGCCCGTCGCGCTCGTTCGCTGACGCGGTGGCGCACACCTGGCTGGTAATGGGGGCGCAGCCGGAAAGCAGCATTGACCTGTACGGCCTGTATGCGATCTCCGAAAGCTTGCCAGATGACCGGTTGGGTCAGTTCGATTACACATTTGATGACGAAAACGACTCGCTGGGCGACCGGGTGCGCGCGATCTGCAACGCCGCGTCGGTCATGGCGTACTGGGATGACGGCGTGCTGACGTTTACCCGCCATCAGAAGGTCGACTACCCGGCGGCAGTATTCAACCGTGCCAACATGAAAACGGACGAGTACAAAATCACCTACGAGGCTACGCTGCCCGGCGGATATGACGGCGTGCAGGTGTCGTATGTTCATCCGACCACGAACAACAAGACCTACATCAACTACCGGGTGCTAAACGGGGTGATTGTTGAGCAGGAGGCGGAGAACCCCAACAAACTGGAGATCGTCGGTTTCCGCAACGAGTACCAGGCGCGTGAGCGTGCGCTGAGGGAAACAAGGCGCCTGATGTATTCCCGTGTCAGGATGAATGCCAGGGTGTTTGAAGATGGGATCATCCAGGTCGGTAGCGTTATCCAGATGCCAGACATCTACGATAGCAACCAGCAGCGGGGATACATCACCGGGCGCTCAAGAAATAACTTCGACACCAGTGAACCGATCAACTTTTCCGACTCGATGTATGTGCTGGTCACTAATAGTTTGGGCAATCCGACATTGCGTTACCCGGCAACGGCACGTAGCGACACGCCTTACGGCTTCACCGCGGCTCTACCGGCGATCCACCTCAACATCTGGAATGGCGACACCGTACAGCTCCTGTCGCGCTATCTGATTGCCACGGTGGAAGAGTTGAACAGCCAGTTGTGGACCGTTAACAGCATCAAACCAAACAGCGACAACACGGTGTCCCTGACGGTCTCCGAGTAAAGCGACAGCGTCTACCAGTAATCCCCATTCAATCCTCCCAACCTGGCCACTGCGCCGGGTTTTTTTATGGAATCTATATGCCTACGCAACCAACTAACCTGCCAGTACCAAGTGAATCACCTCGCGATCTGAAATTTAACGCCGGGAAGATTGACGAATTCGTAACGTCATTAGCTCAGCAATATATCGATCGTTTCGGTAATGTACATTACACCATTGAAGGTCTTAGGCAGCTCGTGTTGAACCTTGGCTGGAACCCTGTTGGTTCCTTCCTGGGTGGGGCAACTGTCAATACCGCCGGAGACATAATCCAGGACGAGTCAACGGGCGTGTGGTATTGATAGGATGATATTGCGACCCTGCCAAAAAATGTAATTTCCGGCTCCACTCCTGGATCAACTGGCGGGACGGGTGAGGGTAAATGGCAGGCTGTAGACGTCAGCGATATCCTTCGCAAGCAGATTTCTGATCCTGACGGGGCAACGAAATACCCGGAGCTCCAGATTGCACGCTGGAGAGATGAGGGAGATATCCGTGGCTGGGGTTGCGTATGTGATGGTGTCGCTGATGATACAGTTAATTTACAGAACGCGATAAATGACAATAAGCTTACTGGAAAGCCTTGCATTGTACCAGAAGGCACCATGTTTACTGGTCGCCTTACTATGTATTCTAAGTCCACGATCAGAGGAAAGGGGCAAGAAAGAACAAGGATTAAACTGATTTCTGGATCAACAAATGCTTTGCTCTATGGAGCTAATTCAGATGCATTATGGGGAACCAACTCCCTTTCAAGGGAGGATGGAATAACCATTGAAAATCAAACTTTAGATGCAGATAAGGCAAATAGTCCTAATGGTTTTGGAATCGCTATTTATGGCCCAAGAACCAGAATCGATAAAGTTAATATCATCAATGCAGGCAAGAACGGATTAAGAACTGAGTGGGCTGATTCAAGCAATGCTGATGGTGGTATGGAAGGGTCATTCAGCAAGATAGTAATAGACAAAAGCTGCGAGTACATACACTGGGTTTTGGGTTGAGAAAGGAAATGCGCGCTAGTCAGGCATCCATTGCTGGACTAATGCTGATGACATACGTTCAAAATATGCGCTCTAGGTTAGCAGGCCTGGAGAAGGCAATGAATTCAATACATTACATTTCGAAGGTGATGATACAAACGTTTTCGTTGAGGCTAATAACTTTACATTAGGTGAGCCATGCAAGGTATATTACCCTTGGGATGGGTCTAACATAGTTTTACTAGGTTCAAATCCAAGGATTTCATGCTATATAGGTGAAGAGTACAAAGGCATTGGCCTACCATTAGCAACAGGAATTACTTTTGGTGGTGGCTTTGGCGGTGTTTCAGGAGCAGTGATAGATGTTATTGCAAATGGCCAAGATCAGAATGCTGTTTATTTTGGCGATAGTGCAGGTTATAACAGCGTTAAGATTAGAGGATATTCAACCGCAACCACTCCAACTGCATTTGACGGAACTCCTCACAGTACAGATGATATTGATATTACCATTTCAGGCGGTTACTCACAGATTCTTCGTAAAGTAGTAAAGGCAAACAATTTACCAGTAGCAAAAATCACGGGCGCTGGAGGAGGTCAATCTGGCGCAACAGGATATAGTGTGCAACGAGCCAATATATCCGCTAATTCTATAAGAATTTATCCTTCAGAAGGTCAAAAGACATTGGGTCTAGGAATAAATACACCTTACGCTTTTCCAGCTCTAACTTCAGCAGTATTTACTGTTTCAGATTCAACAGGAGGGCAGTGGATCATAATAAAAGGTGTATAATATAAGCAGTGAACCAATAGAAATTATGAAATTGGTTCACTGCTGATTTTTACATTGGGGCGTTTACAGATCTTACATTTTTTTTAAGAACAGGATCATAGAATCCAATCTCAAATGACTTTATTTCCTTTTGTTTGGTATCAACTTTCCATGAGTTTATATACAAATGTCCTTTGTAATTACGGAGTACAGGTATGAAATCGTGATTTTCAACACTACCATCATTCATTGTTAACCTGAAAAATAAAATATAGTTTTCAAATTTAATATCAGGGTTTGCCACTTCAAAAAGAAATACGTCATCAAGCTTCCTGAAATTAAGGAAATAGCTATCATTAATATCTGTTTTTTGTTGTGTCATTAAAGAATAATCAAATGGAAGATCGATTAAACCAACTTCTTTTGTTGCTCCATAAAACTCAGAAATAGCGCTGGCATTGAAAAATATGTCAAGTTTATCTGATTCTTTCTCTATACTTCCTTGATAAAAATATGGGATAGCATCATATCCATCTTTTATCATCTGCGTTCTGATCTGATCCTGAGCAAACACACTCTTAATGCTTTGGTAATTGTTAGAGTAGGACTGCGCAAAAAGAACCAAAGAGACAATGGATGCAACATAAATTACAAATCTACTTACCTTGAATTCAGATAATGAATTTAAAGCAAATGACAGGGAGGCAAGCATCATTACCAATCCTGTGTTTAACACTCTTCCTGTATTTGTTGGCGAGGCAAATAGCATGGCATTTGACGCCATTGCACCAATTACAAAAAGCAATGGTAACGTCATTTCTTTCTTTTTATACAGTCCATAACCAATCGATATGAAAGTTAGAACAATAACATGCTTGTACTCCATCATTTCTGATATGAACTTACCAGGGAAATGATTGATTATCCTTGTAATCAAAGGTTGAGAATAAAAATCGAAACAACAAGACGAAGACCGTACAAAGTTTCCCGGGGCAAGAATTAAGACCCCCACCCCTGCAAGCAGTAACAGCATCTGAGAAACTGAGAACCAGTTTATTTTTCGTTCTCTATAGAATTTTAAGGCATTATGAAGGAACAAAACACCAAATATTGAAGTGCTTAGGTTCTCTGTTGTCATGCCTGTTATGAAAGCCATGAGCAATAACAAAGCTTTCATTTTTACATCGGAAGATGATCCATGCCTGAAGTAAAGATATAACCATGTATAGGCAAAGAGATTAGTCCATAGATAGTTAGCAGAACCTACTACCCAGAAGCTTGTCTGGCTCAAACTTGGGTTGTCAATCCAGTAAAGCATGAATAACAAAATGAAAACAAGCCAGTTGTTTTTGTTTTCAAACGGCAGCCTTGTCAAAACCAATATTAATGATGTAAAAGCACATGCATTAATAAATGAAATTATTGTTTTGTCCTTGATGGACATTACAAGGCTTCCAGTGAAATCAGAGAACAGCCTTCCACTCCACGTCATGTAAACATGATGCAGAGTCTCGAATGAGTACCCCTTCAGATAAAAACCGAAATCATCAGAGTGAAATGGTGTTAATAATTGAATTATTAACACCAATAAAAACACAATAAAGATGGATAATAATCCAGCCCGCGAACTCATTTCATCTTCCTTAGAATATACTTAGGACGCTTTTTTGACTCGATGTATATTCTTCCAATATACTCACCTAGAACGCCAATCCCAATAAGTTGAACTCCGCCAAGGAAAAGGATGGAGACTAGCAGAGATGGATATCCGCGCACAGCATTACCAAATGCCAGCGTATCAATGATCATCCATGCACCGTAGATAAACGCTATGCTAGCAACTATAAGGCCGATGTACGTCCATACGCGCAGAGGGAAGGTCGAGAAGCTAGTTATTCCTTCAAGGGCCAGGTTCCACAGTTTCCAACCGTTGAATTTTGTATTTCCTGCAACGCGTTCTGCACGTGCATATTCAACAACATCTGTACGCCCACCAACCCAGCTCAAGATACCTTTCATGAACAAATTACGTTCTGGCATGAGCTTGATGTTCTCAACAACTTCGCGAGACATAAGTCGAAAATCACCTACGTTCTCTTCAATTTTAGGATTGCTAATTTTGTTGTGGAGCTTATAAAACCACTCGGCTGACTTACGCTTCAGTCGGCTATCAGTGGATCGGTCAGAACGCTTAGCCAGAACCATATCCGAACCCTGTTGCCACTTCTCAATCAGGTGCGGGATAACTTCAATCGGATCCTGCAGATCAACGTCAATGGGGATAACAGCTTCACCGGTAGCGTTATCCAATCCGGCAAATAAAGCTGGCTCTTTGCCAAAGTTTCGTGTGAATGAAAGTGGTTTGACGAGTGGATCTGACACAGCGAGCGCGTTAATTATCGATTCAGTGGCATCTTTGCTGCCATCGTTAATGAAGACTATTTCAACTTCATGCTGTTTTAGCCCTTCGAATTCCCTGACCCCTTTATAGAAAAGCGGTATTGCTTCCTCTTCGTTGAAGACGGGAACGACCAAAGAAATTTTCATTTCGCATCCCTAAAGACAATGAATTTTGAGTAGATGAACCCGCACACCAGGCTGATGACGGAGAATACGACCAGTGTGACAATTGGGGCCATGCCGCACCTATCTGCGAGCCAGCCTACAGCAGCGCTTAATGTGCCCATAAAGCTGACATAGAGCATGTAGCGCAGGGTGGTAGTCTTCGCCTCAAACGTGAATCTGGCATTTGCGAAGAAGCTGAAGCTGACAGCCACAACAAAGCCGGCAAAGTTTGCAAGGGCCTGATTGGTATGGAAGGCATAAATACATGTGGCGAATACCACCCAATGCATGAACGTATTGATAACACCTATCGATGTATACCTGACGAAGAGCTTTAACATTTCAAAATCAGTCAACTCTGAAAAAACGCAAGTTTAACACCTGCCGATCGCATGATCGACCCATAATTTACCGACGACAAAGAAGATATGGAGGCGTGCTGATGATTTTTTAATATATTGAAATGTAACATTTTATTTATCGAATTCTCTATTTAGGAATTGATTATGGATGGGGTACCATGCCTATGGTAAACTCTTACAAAAAGTATGGAAGATTTTTTAGTGTGAACATTACCAGAAGAGATTTTTTGAGCATTTGCATTGGTGGCAGCACTTTGGTCGGGTTTTATGGATGGTCTCGCTATAATAGTTCATTTAGGCCGAATATTTCACTATGGGGCCACTCTTTCTTCGGAAATAACCAGACATTTTCTGCAAAATTGATATTAGAAACTGGATGCAAAGTGTTCAACTATGGTCTTTCAGGCTCAACATCAGAAAGCATAGCGTTAAGGAATGGTGCTTACAGCATAAGTTATGCCTCTGAAAGCGGTGTTCTTACTCCGGGTAAGAAAAACAATTTAATTCCTAACATTCCAGGACCACTCAGGTTGTGGGGAAGCGCTGCAGCTGATTGGGTTCACCTTCCTTGTGAACTTGCCGGGAAAGGCGGTGTTCTTGACTGGAGCGGGAAGGAAGTTACCTTCACGCCAGAAAGCAAAGGCTCAGTTGCTTACCTGAATCAGCCAGCCACATTAATCGTTTATCCTATGACCACGGTTTCTACTGATAACGTACCAGAAAAATTCAGTTATCCAGATCACCCGAAATCTATATATCTTTTATGGCTGGGGAGAAATAACTCAACTCAGCCAGACGAGATCATGCGAGATGCAAAGGCAATCGTGTCTCGAATGGAAAAGGGAAATAACAAATTCGTCATCCTTCCGGAGTTTCCAGCATCATACGAACCAAAAGGCACAAAAGGTGCTGATGAAATCGCGCTTATCAACAGGCTATATAAGAAAGCATACCCTGAAAATTATTGCGAAATTGATGGTGTGGACCTGCTTCAAAACTTCATAAATCATCACAATCCGCACAGCCAGCAAGACATCACAGACATCAAAAACGGAGTAACCCCTTCCTCGCTCAGGCTTGACGAGCTACATCCATCAATCCTTAAAAAGGATGGAGCATTGTATGCAGGTACTGAAGTTAACGCAGAATTTGTCGCTAAATTCCTGAAGTTAAAAGACTGGGTGTAACGACCAAGCCCATCCAGACTTAAATGATAAAGTGGCTATCAGTGTAAAAAACAACACGGTATTAAGAGCTATAACAAAAAGGCTAGAAACGTCCATTTTAGATCACCGACTGAAATAAAAGTGTAAACTTAGCCGCAGACGCTCATATCTTCAACAAACTTGCTTGATCTGCCCCCCTTCATAAACACTGTATGTAAAAGCAGTAAAAAGAGTGCAGATCATGTCCCGCAGAAACGACATTCACGCCGCATTTGTGGCTGCAATACAGCTAAATCCCAAGAGATACCGGTGCTTGCGGACTGAGGATTTTATCCGCGAGTTGGCAAAGGCCCACTGGCATTTCAGCCGGAGCGACGCTAATGAGTGGATACAGCGCTACCAGCCAGATTTCACGCATAAGACAACCGACGGAACCGACAATCACTACTGGATCCTGCGCAACATGGGAGGGTTCACTGATGGGCTTTCCATCCCCAGCGGCTGATTACGTGTCTCAGAGGATGACACCAGAACTCATCTGCAGCGTCGGTATCGACACCCGCATCCTCAAAACGTCATCAGGGTTCGCATTAATCGAACCGGTTACCAAGTTAGTGCAGGGGCAGGTTTTGCTTATCCTGATTGGTGGTCGCACGCAGATTGCGAAACTCAGGCGAAGGGCATTAATCACGAATGATGGCGAAGCGATCGAAGGTGAGGCAACTGAAGAGGTCGAGGTGCTGGGGCGCGTGACGTTTTTCATCAACAGCACAGATGCTGATGACATTCCGTTGTATGAAGCGGTGCGCACCTTTAAATCGTCCAACGGATCGGTAGCGTTATTGCCCAAGGAGTTATGCATCGTAAAGTAAAGGGTGTGATTTCTGAAAGGAGCTACGCAAAACGGGGAAGGTCTGGGGGCACACTGGGGCAAAAAGCATTCTAGGGACACAAACAGGGACAGAAAAATGTCAGTTAATGCGAGATAATGTCATTGCTATGCGTTATGCAACTTGTTGAATAAAATGATAAACATTAATTTTCAACGACATTTAACGCATTAACTGTAATGTGCGAGCTATTATAAAAACAAAACACGTCAAAAAGCTATTTGCGCAATGGATAATTCCGTTGCGCAACATAA